GTTCTTATACAACTTACATAACTAATAACATAAACTAAAAAAAACAAAATTATGGCAATTACAGTAGCTTCAAACTTTGCAGGTAAGGCGGCAGGATTCTATATCAGTGCAGCTTTAAAAGCATCAAACTCGTTAGACTATCTAACAATGATAGAAAACATTAAATTTAAGAGCAACATCCAAGCTCTTAATCAAACAGTTAATTCTGTAGTAGACGCAACTTGCGACTTTACAGCAGCAGGAACTTTAGCTTTAACTGAAAAAGTATTAGAGCCTAAAAACTTACAAGTAAATATGGATATTTGTAAAGAGACTTTACTTTCTTCTTGGGAAGCGTTACAAATGAGATCAGGAGCAGGAGCACCACCACCTGCATCTTTTGATGATTACGTTATCTCTTATATGGGAGAAATTATAGCTCAAGCAACTGAAGATTCAATTTGGGGAGGTACTAATGTAGCAGGACAATTCAACGGATTCTTAGGTAATGTAACAGGTTTACTTTTACCAGGAGTAGATGCAACAGTTGTACAAGATGGAGCGGCAATACCTTATACGGCAGTTAATATTATTGCTAACTTACAGTCAGCGGTAGCTGCAATTCCTACGACTACTTTAGGGAAAGAAGACTTACATATTTATTTGAGTCAAAGAAGTTACCAATACTACATTTCAGCAGTTTCTACATTAGGATATGTAAATGCTTACAATATGAATGGAGACTATGTACCAATGTTTGAAGGGTATAAACTAGCTGTTTGTAATGGGATGGAAGAAAATCAAATGGTAGTAGCTCAAAAATCAAATATGTTCTTTGGGACTGACCTTTTAAGTGATGCTACAAGAATCAACTTGATGGATATGGCTACTTTGGATGGTTCAGATAATATTAGAATGGTTGCTCGTTACTCAGCAGGTGTACAAACAGGTACAGGAGCTGATATCGTAAGACAGTCATAATTAAATAAATAAAAACGGAGAAGGAGGGTGTCAAAACCCTCCATCTTTATAACCACTTAACAAAAAACAATTATGGCTTGTGGCATATTATCAAAAGGTAGGGGACTCGACTGTAATAGAATCAGTGGCGGAATTAAATTCGTTTATTTCGGAGTTTACGATCAATTTACAGCACCAATAGAAACAACAGGGCTTCCAGTTACAGCAGGAGAAGTTACAGACCTAGAAATGGGTTCTAATGACTTATACAGATACACTATGCCTTTAGGCGTAGCTAGTCTTACCGATACTATCGTAGGTTCTAGAGAAAACGGAACTATTTACTATACGCCTTCTTTAAGTGTTATTCTTAACCGTTTGACTAAGGAAGACCAAAACCAAATTAAATTATTAGGCGCTACTAAACTTGTTTGCTTTGCTCAATTAAATGCTACATTACCTTCAGGAACAGACGTGATAGTAGCTTTAGGAGTAACTAATGGGATGGAGCTTAATGCAGGTACTATGGATAGCGGAGCATCCTGGGCAGATCGTTCGGGTTATAGTCTCACATTTGACGGCCAGGAAAGTTCTCCTTTCCCAATGGTAGCAGACTATCCAATAGCAACAGGGCCTTTCACAAATGCAGGATTTAATTTTGGAACAATAGTAACTTCTTAATAAGTTTCTTTTATTATAATTCTTGAATGGGGTTGTTTAATTACAACCCTTTTCTTTTTAAGTTTAACGAGGGTGGTGCAGTTCGACTGTATATAGAGAAATCTAGCGTTCGTTATAGGAATTAGGAGGCTTCGGCTTCCTTTTTCCTTTATTAACCAAACAGAAACAGACTTTTTCTATTATATAGTATGATACAAGCAATTACAGAAACAGGATTTAATGCAGATATATCAACTGAAGATAATAGAATCAATACATCAGTCGCCACTACTCAAATTAGATTCTTAGTAAAGTTGATTAATGACCTTGATGGTTCTATTGCTTATGCTTATCCTCAACTAACTAATGGTATTAAACCTAGATTCACACAAATGAATTTTGTTTACAATATAAATCCGAATCTTTATAATGGTAGTACAAAACTTTTCCCTGCAGGTCACTGGAAATATGAAGTTTATGAAGTAAGTTGGACAGGAACTGTAGAAGTTGTTTTCGGAAAAGCTCCTGCTAATGAAACAGATGTTTTACCTGTAGCTGATACAAATGGAGTAGTTCAAGGAATAGTAAGTAAAGGAATTTTAAACTTAACAGAGAAATCAGGAACTGAGCAAGTTCAATATACTCAACACGCAGAACCAGACGAAACTAATTATATATATTACGGACAATAAAAAAACAATATGCACAATATACTTTCAGTAAATTTACAAACATCCACAGCGCCAATAGTCCAAGAAGTCAGAGGACGAGATTATATAGAGTACGGAACAGATGATTGGAAAAACTTGTACCCTCAATTTTTAATTGATTTATATTATAATTCAAGTACGCACGCTGCGATTGTAAATGCAACTGCTGAAATGATAGGTGGCGAAGACTTAGTGGCAATCGATGAAGATACTAATTTAGAATCTTATGTTAAATTAAAGAAGTTCCTAAGGCACGCAAATAGCAATGAAAGTTTACACCAAGTGATTAAGAAAGTTGCTTTTGATTTTAAACTTCAAGGTGCTTACGCTTTGCATATTGTTTGGAATAGAGAACGCACAGAAATAGCTGAAGTCTATCACGTGCCAGTGGAACGAGTAAGAGCAGGAAAACCTAATGAATTTGGAAAAGTTGATACATACTTTATAAGTGCAGATTGGTCAAACGTAAGATCTAACAAGCCTTACCCAGTTTCAGCCTTTAATGTTAATGATAGAACAGCAGGAAGTCAATTATTATATACAGGTTCTTATAGTCCAAATATGGATGTTTATTATACACCTGATTACATAGCAGCTAATAACTGGGCATTAGTAGATCAGAAGGTAGCTGAGTTCCACCTTAACAATATAGAGAATGGATTCTCAGGATCTTATTTTGTCAGCTTCGCTAATGGAGTCCCGACACAGGAAGAAAGACATCAGATAGAACAAAGTCTAACAGAGAAATTCACAGGAGCATCAAATAGTGGTAAATTTATTTTGACGTTCTCAGACGACCGAACTAGAGTACCAGAAATAACTCCAATAAGCGTTTCTGACGCAGATAAACAGTATCTGGCACTACAAGAGCTTTTAGTTCAAAACATACTTACAGGTCATAGAGTAACGAGTCCTATGCTTATGGGTATTAAATCAGATACAGGACTTGGTTCAAATGTAGATGAACTTAACGCAGCAGGAAATTTCTATTTAAATACAGTAATAAAGCCTTTTCAATTACACATCTTAAACACTTTACAGACTATATTTTCTGTAAACAATATGGACTTAGAAGTTAAGTTCGTTCAGCTTAAACCAATAACAGTAGAATTTACTTCAGAAGATTTAAAAGGTGTTATGACTGAAGAAGAAATCAGGGAGGAGGTAGGATTAAAACCATTAGCAGATGTTGAAGTTAGAGAAGACTTTTCTAAAGTTGGAATGATAGACGGCAAGCCTGTTTTTGATACCATAGAAGAAGCCTTAGCGAGCGCAAAGACTTTAGGGTGTGAAGGGTATCACGAACACGAATATAAAGGTCAGACAGTCTATATGGCTTGTGAAGGGCATAAGGAAGCTACAGAGCTTTCTAAATTCATTGAGGAGTTTGGAGAAGATATGCCTGAAGAATGGGAGTTAATAGAAGAAGAAGTAGTAGACGGAGAACACCAAGACTTTAACTATGAAGAAGTATTAAATGAATTAGTTGGTGAAAAGATTGAACTAGCTTCAACAGGTAGAGCAATTCCAGAACGTAAGTCTGAACAAGATGGTATTTCTAAAAAGTCTTATGATTATTTCCGTGTGAGATATGTTTATTCAAATGATAATTTCATAACGAACAAGTCAGGAACGAAAAGAGAATTTTGCCGAAAAATGTCTGCTGCAAATAAACTTTACAGAAAGGAGGATATTATAAATATGAGTACAAAAGCAGTTAATCCTGGATTCGGAATTAAAGGCGCAGCAACCTACTCAATTTGGCTTTACAAAGGAGGCCCTCAATGTTTCCATTTTTGGAGTCGTCGTATTTTTAAGACAACAATAGGAGAATCTAAGACAACTAAAATAGAAGATGCTGATATGATAGGCTACACTAAAGCAAGATCAGAAGGCTTTACTGCTAAGAAGAATGATAAGCTAGTAGCAACGCCACCAAGAAAAATGAAAAATAACGGATATTATAACTAAAAACTATGCCTACAGGATATGTACTCTTCATAAGTGAAGCAAAATTAAAAGATTCGACAGCAATCAATCTTAATGTATCGACAGATTTGCTATTGCCATACGTAAGACAGGCTCAGAAGCTATACGTTGAAACTAAATTAGGAACTGATTTGAATAACAAATTAAAAGATTTAATAGTTGCAGGAACAATAGGTAATGTAGGCAATGAAGCTTACAAGACTTTACTAGATGACTATATAGGAGATATGCTCCCTAATTGGGCTTTTTTTCACGCCATCCCGTTTTTAAGGTTTAAAATCGAAAATGGCAATATTTTTTCCAAGACCTCAGAAACTGGTAATGCATTAAGCACAGAAGAAAGTCAAAGTCTAAGAGAGGAGGTTAGAAACACAGCAGAATACTATACAGAAAGAATGATAGACTACATTTGTAATAATACAGGGAGTTTTCCAGAATACAGTACCAATTCTGGAGCTGATGTAGACCCAAATAGAAATGCCTATTACAATGGGATGAACCTTGAAACACCAACTCAGCAAGGTACAAAACTTACTTTGAGAAACTTTTTAAGTGCTTCAGAT